CTTTTTCATTACGAAACCATGCTGTAACTTTATACATTATTTTCCTTTAGCATCACCTGACTTTGCTTTTGTGTAAGCACTAGCTCCAAAGAATGCGGCCACTAAACCAGCGATTGCTACAAAGTATGTAGGTGCAATATCTGCAATCAGTGATGCTGCTTTCTCATAGCCAAGCATAGCTGTTATTAATATGCCACTTGGATACAATAGCATTCCTGCTAATGCAAACCAAGCCATTTTACGGATTTGGTCTTCCTTTGCATCTTCATTCTTTTGCATAGAAACTTCATGATCAAATTCTGCTATCTCTTTAGCCCTCGCCATTTCTTCATCTGTAATAACGCCATCGCCATCAGCGTCTAGTTTGCTAAAAATCGAACCTTCTTCGAGCGTCTTCGGTGCCATCATAGTACTCCCTAATGATTTGTGCAATTTCTTTTGCTCTAACAAATCCATTACGAAGTGAGTTTGATCTATGACCATTCTCCAAAAACCAGTCTATAGTATCTATACAAGAAGACCGACTGGTCATATTGAAGTCATATGTTAAATCTTCGAACTCGGTTCTTAGATTTAATATTTCAGTGATAGTTGCCATGCTTTCTCCAGTTCAACAAATAAGTAGTCTTCAAGGTCGTCTTCATTACACTGGAAGCGTATAGCTATACCACCAGCTTCTTGAAAACGTTCGATATTCTCAGGTTTATCGTCAATCAAAATATTTGGCTGACGAGTGAGAGAATTATATGCATATTTATGCTTATTACTAGTGAAGATGACATTTTCAACTAATGGAGGCATATAGTTCAATTCTTCAAGCCATCTGCGTTTCCAGTAAGCTGAGTTGTTATGATCACCACGTAGTGGAGAAGAACAGATACCCCAATCACCATTAGTGAGTTTGCTTACAAAATCAACGATCGCACATGAGAGACTAGGACCTGATCTACGTGGACCACGATCTTCTCTAAAGATTGGTAGTGTGTAAAAGAAGTCAGTATTAGCAAGTTCTTTAAATTTAATCTCACGATCTTGGATTGACTTCCAATGGTCAACACCGTAGAGGTTTTCAATACCGCTGAAGAAATCAGCGATGACTCCATCCATATCAAGCAATACTGTCATTTATTATTCCTTTCGTAAATTCATATAAGTCAATAACTATTTCAGGCTGATTAACACCTATTATAACACCAATTATAACTCCAATAACGAGATACATTATGCAGCCTCCGGACCAAAGTCAATCAAAGTTTTGCCATCGTCAATGTTATCAAAGATCCTCTCGAGGTATTCGATGCGATCTAGGATCTTAGCAGTTTTAGTTTTAATTGCATACAAGTCAGTATATTCGTTTTGAAATGCAGTCATTTGATTTACTGTTAATGAAGTCATTATGCAGCCTCCTCAATCATTGGTGAACCATCAAAGGTAGTAGTCATGATAACACCTTGACGTTCGATCCAGCAAGCAGCTTCTTCGATAGTGTCATATGCATCAGACTCATCAGCATCGAAAGTTCCATCAGCGAGCTTGAGCTCTACAGTTCCACGAAACGAACCAAGCATATCCATATCAACATATGCAGTTTCATCTGAAACAATGTTTGAAGCTTTGTAGAAACCTTCAGAAACTTTAACTAACTTTAACATGATATTTTCTCCTCATCATCATTTTATAGTTATATTATACACCATATTGATAACACTGTAAACAAAAAAGTGAGCAGAAATGACTAATCTGCTCACTTTTTTTATGAAAAGAATATTGGTATCCCGTACCGGATTTGAACCGGTGTTGCCGCCGTGAAAGGGCGGTGTCCTAAACCACTAGACGAACGGGACTTAATTTTAGTGGAACATCTTACGACGATTGTACTCATCACGAGTTTCAATCATTTGATCAATCCAAGCATCACGTGTTTCTTTGTACATGACAGGATGGAAGTCATCCACATCCATAACGATGCGAGTCTGGTTGATAGCCATACCAGTACGTTCTTCCCACATGACAGCATAAGCTGCAAGCTGCATAAAGTAGTTACCAATATTAGCCTTTTTCTTAGGACGACGTGAAGTTTTCCAATCAACGATTGTAGGTACACCATCCCATTCAACAATGGCATCACATGTACCAGCTAGTTTCAAATGGTCAGAATATAAAGGTACTTCTTGACCATAGACTTTGGTAACATGCTTATCCAGAAGAGGACGTAGATTCTCTAGAGATTGTACCACATGAGGTAAGAAACCTTCACGGCATTCAGTATCGTTTTGTAGATACTTTTCAATCAATGAGTGGACTTCAGTGCCACGTTTAGCAGCACGGCTACCGATACGATTGGCTTCTTCCTCACCAACACGTTTACGCCATTTAGCGATAGACTCTTCGCTTAGGATAGAAAGTACAGTAGTAACACTAGGATAAGCATTGCCATCCAAGGTAAGGTAACGCCTGCCATCAGGACTGTCTTTTCGATCCAACGTTTCATAACCCATATCGATTTTTTCATGGATAAACTCCATCATATATTCCTTTTCCAATTGTTAGATCCATTATATCACGCTTTTCTGCAAATGTACATATAATAATGAGCAGATTAGTATTCAGTTGTTGTTTCATAGACATCAAAGTCTACTCCTTGTCCAACCCCTACAATACACATAGTATCTTCGTTGAAAAACTCAGCCATTAGCCAAAGCTGCGATTTTGGTTCATACCAAAAACCATAGTCCATTGTACGTGTTTCATTGCCTACACGTGCTTGACCTACCATTGCCATCAACGGCATTAAACCATCACCAACAATAAGATCCATTACCTCGTCGGTAGGACCGCATTGAATTGGTTTCTCAGCCCAATATGGGCCTTGTTGTACTGGTTCCTGTGGAAACCCGTCGTTCGGGTTTGCAAAAGCTACAGACCCTAGGAACACTACATAAAACGCCATAAGTGTTCCTATAATATATTTGTGCATTATTTTAGCCCCATCATCTCCTTTGTCATGATATAATCACGAACAATACCTGAGCGGACAATATCGTCCCACCCAAACTGGACTATAGAAAACTGGTTCATTCTTTCGATAATGTTTAAGAACTTCATAAGTCCATCTTTTTCACCGTCATTCTTAAAATCAGACTGAAGGTAATCACCGGCAAATATTATCCGGCAGTTCTCACCAACTCGAGTCATAATCGAATCAAGCTCATGAAAATTTAGATTTTGCATTTCGTCAACAACAATGATGGCATTATCAAACGTTTTGCCACGTATGTACGATGTTGTTTCAAACTGTATCTGATGACTATTTATCATTTTATTATAGGCTGCGCTTGCGGCATTTGAAAATAGTTGATCGCATATCATACGATATGGTGCCTCAAATACTGATGTTTTTTCTTCTAGCTTTCCCGGCAAGAATCCAATTTCTCTTACCGCTACTACAGATCGCACAAGAATAATTCTGTCATAACCCGGTTCATTAAGCATCTCATCTAAAGCGAGATACATTGCAAGAAAAGTCTTACCGGTACCAGCAGATCCAGCTAAGATTAGATTTTCGCCTTCATCCCATAACTTAAATGCCTTTTGCTGGTTTTTAGTCATTGGATCTATTTGATATAGATCACACGCTTTTACTTTAGAAGAGTTATTGCTCATGAGTTATCAATTGTATTCCCAGGATATTTCTTTTTGATTGATTTCAGATGACTACGAAAATCACCATCGGTTTTACTCATAACACTACCATGCATTGAGATAAAGTTATTAGGTACTAAGACTTTAGAAACGTCAGGTAATTCATCGAGGACAGTTTGCAGCTCCTCGTACGACATGTTGACATCCCATTCGTCTCCGGTCTTACTATCGCGTAGCGTGTAAACGGGCATTGATTTCTTCTTCCAATTCTAAACATCTGTGGTGCAATACAGAGATTGCAGTATGAATATGACCAGTGTCATGTGGTTCAAGTCTACTTTCAAGTAGCTTGATTTCCGATTGCAATATTTTATATTTATCCATTACTGTGTACATTATTAAACCACTCCGGTCTGTTGCGTTTTGTCCATACCATTTTAAAACGCTCTTGTTTTGTTTGATAGAAAAGCCTGTATGACTTTACTGGATCTGGAAACATGCATTCAGGGTTTGCTTTCATTGCAAGTTTAAATTCTGTCAATTCATTTTTCTGTGGCATATTCACTGGCATAATACTAAGGATGTCACGTAGAACTCTATCGGTTTTATGCGTTTTGCCATACCTGTATGTATACTCGTCGCATAGTGCAAGAAAGTGTTCGTAGTGCCATTTGTAGTTTTCGGAAGATTCCATAGTCCATACAGTACAAGGGTGGTGAGCGTGTACTGCGCTATAGAGTGTGGTTTCGTAATACTGGTTTTCCATGCGCCAGTATTTGACCACAGTCTTACCAGATTTAGATGGACGTTTTTCCATAATGCCATCAAGCATACGATGCGATGTAGATAACATTTGACCAGATTCGACAATCATTTTTGGTACATGCTTGTCACATTGCATTTGAGCAGCAATGACTGGATCTTTGTGTAGTATAAACAGATTCATAATGATAAAACCCCTGATTCATAATATAAGTATATTATATCACAAATCAGGGGAGTTGTAAACAATTAAATGACTGCAGCTAGCCTTTCTTCCATAAAGAGTTTCTTCTTCATAAGTTTTTTAACTCGATCACCATCGCCTCTATTTTTGAGTTTCGAAATGTAACCCTCAATAAGGGCGATATCATTCATGAGTCGTTCGAGCTGTATTGCTGGCATTATTGTCTCCGTGTTTATGGGAATCAATCAGCTAGTAGTTTTGGAAATGCCTCCTCAATAACTGGCCGAGTGATACCGGTTGGTTTGTCTTTATTAATCATACCAATAACGAGCTTAGCGTCGTCGGGGTCTATGCCCTCTATCAAACCGATGAATATACTTTCGCGCTTAACAGGTGTCAGCTTTTCAGATTCGCGTAACCCTTTCACGAAGTATACAAAATCTTTATGTGCTTTATGTAAATTTGTAGGAGCACTGTGTGACTCAGACGGAGTCCAAGGTGGCTCTCCTGCAGGTAAGTTCCATTCAATACTAGAATCGAATGTACCACGTAGAATATCTTTTAGAGCCCAGCTTTCGTGCTTAAGTAGAATTTCTACTTTCTTTTCTTTGGTACGGGCTTTTCTTACCAAGTCTAGCACTTCATGTACGTTAAAGATCATAAATCTATTTATCCTTTATATGCTTCGAATGTATCTTGCATCCTATAAACTCATTATAATATATATCTGATAACAAAACGTCGTTTTCAAACTGAAGCTTGGCTTCGTAGTATGACATTTGACCTTTAGTCTTACACAACATTAAGATTTCTCTTTTATAGTTGTCCTCACCTTTTGATTCTACTAGCTCTTGTACCTGTTTATTGGATCCAAAATAGACGTGCCAGTCAGAGGGTACCCTCGTTCTAACGCGTCTATTTCTTTTAGAATTCTTTGGTAATGTCTTAGGCCTCCAGAAGTTCTTTTTACCGATATATTTCTTACCTGTATCCAGTTCTGTGATGAGGTAGACAAATCCTTGGTATTCCTCAGGAGTATCGACGTATTGTTTATCATTGTATATCCACATGTAGATATATATTACTCATCTTCGTCCTACTTTCCTCGTTATAGGCCAAGTAAATCCCAGCCGTGATTTGCTATTGCATTTAAGATAATAGCAAGGCAAGTAAGAATGTGCAGCAACACCCAGCAACTACGTATAATTGCAACTCTGTCAGCCTGATTGTTATCTTCATATGCTTTTTCGCCTATTGCTTTGCACCATATTTCCCACATGTAAATATATTACTCGTCTTCGTCCCACTCTATTTCACGCTCTCCTCGAGAAACGTCAACATCATCTCCTCCGCACAACGGGCAATACGCTGGAACGTCAGCATTGCATTCGACAATCATCTCGTCTTCGCATTCATGACATTCAACTAAGTACTCATTCATGGTGACTAATCCTTTCTAGGATTTCTAATTTACGTTCATCAGTAGCACGTAACCATTCTCGAACTTCTTCACCAGTCCGATAACACCCTAAACAGATGTTATCGGAAAGAGTACAAATTTGAATACATGGTGACTCAACATTAGAAGTCAATTTCGCAACTTCCACCAGCGCATGCAACAGCTGCAATGGTATCAACGTCTGTGTAGACCTTTTGTGTTAGACCAGATTTCCAATTAATTGGTTTCAAGTTAGCTTGGATCTTATTCCACTTATGGAGTAAATAAGCATCCTTCAAACAATGTTCTGCTCGCTTGTTATCACCTTTTAAGTAGTTTACAGCAAAGTTTTCGAACCGTCTATTCCAATCAGCACGTGCTGCATTCTCAGCACATTCCAAAGAAATATCAATGCCGTATCCTTGAGC